GTTTTAATTAAGTCTTATTTAGGTTCTAAGAGATCATCTAAGATAAAATTTGATTATTCGGATATTAGACCAAAGGGAGCAAGACTTGTCACATCTGGCGGGAAAGCACCAGGGCCACAACCATTAAAAGAGTGTTTAGTAAAAATTAAAGGAATATTAGATGGAAAAGAAGACGGCACAAAATTATCGACGCTTGAAGTACACGATATTGTCTGCCATATTGCAGATGCTGTTCTTGCTGGAGGAATCCGAAGAGCCGCGCTTATATCGCTATTTAGCGCGTACGATGATGAAATGATATCCTGTAAATCAGGAAGTTGGTGGGAAAAAGAACCTCAACGTGGTAGAGCTAATAACTCTGCTGTATTAATGAGACATAAAATAACAAAGGAATTTTTCTTAGATTTGTGGAAACGTAT